GTTTAATAATTTCGTTTTTTTTTTTTTTTTTTGTTTTTTTGTAAGAAACAAAGCTGTTTTTTTTTTTTAATCTCTTTTTTTTTTTTTTTTTTTTTTTTTTCAAAAATGATATAAATAGTTGAGTTTTAAATAAAAAATAAAGATATGAAATTAAAATATTCAAAAGATATAAACAAGATTGTGTCGGAATTGTTGAATGTACCACAGTATCAACAAAGGACCCAAGAATGGTTTGATGCAAGACAGACTTGTATTTCAGCATCTGATGTTTCTAGTGCCTTGATGCAATCAAACAAGTCGTGTGATTATTATATAAATAGTTTTAAAGACATGCCAAATTTCAAGTTTAAGATAAAAGAGAAATTGTGTTGTAATCCGTATTCATCAACAAGGGAATTGATTGAGAAAAAGTGTAATTTGGGTAAACCATTTACAGGTAATGTTTATACATTGCACGGTCAAAAGTATGAACAGGTAGTATCTAATATATATTCTCAATTGAATCAAGTGGATGTATTGGAGTTTGGTTTACTTGTACACCCAGAGTATAAATTTATAGGAGCGAGTCCGGATGGTATAACAACAGAAGGGGTAATGATTGAGATAAAGTGTCCGTCAAGTAGAAAGGTACAACCTTATCCTCCACTAAATTATTTTCAACAAATGTTGTTGCAATTGGAATGTACAAAGCTGAAAGAGTGTGATTATATAGATGCTCATTTCATAGAGTATATTGATGAATCGACGTGGTTGAGAGATGCGGAGGAATGGGAGAATGAGAATCAAGACAAGAAGCATCACATGTATGGTGTGTTGATAACGCAAGAGTGCAAGGAAGGGTGTAACTGTGAAGAGTTTGTACAGAATATATATGCAGATGCGAGTATATACAAGATTGAAGATTTTTTGGAATGGAAGGATACTAAATTTAGTGAATGTAATGATTGTTTTCGAGTAGTATATTACAAATTGAATGAGTATTACATATGTAGAGTAAAGGCAAGTAATGATTGGATTTTAAGTAATTTACAAGAGATTAAGCAAGTATGGGATAAGATTGAATATCATCGTACAGAGAACGGTAAATTAGAATTGGAACAAGATATAAGAAAGAAGCAAGAGGGTAAGAAAAAGTATACAAGAAAGAATGAGGGTGCAAACAAGATAAAGTATACAACAAGTTTATTTACTTGAGTCAAATTTTTTTGGTGTGGTAAAGTAATGGAATCCAAGAATGAAGTTGTAAATGTGATATTGTTATATTCTGGTATAGTATTGATGATGTATTATATCAAACCAAAGAGTTTATTTAACAAGGATGGTAGAGTACGACCTTTTGGGGTGGGTATAAGTAGTTGTAAAGAACGTCGTACGATATTTCATATAAATATATTTTTATTACTAGTTTTATTTACATTATTTTTAATACATTTGTAATGTCATTAATAAAATATTCAATAGTAAATTTGCTCTTGTCTAATTTGGATAAATATTCAAAAGTATCTTTTATGCAGGGTAAAAAGGAGGCTTTATAATTAGCTTCTGATAAATCATTATAGTAGAATGGGTAATCTTTTCCGAGTAATTCAACGACTGCAGGCAACGGGTTGACAAGTAGAGGAGTGCATCTTGTAATACATTCTACAATGGTGTTAACAGCGGAGGCGTCAACCAAGTCAAGGAATACAATGTTTTGACTTAATAATGTGTCGTAATCTTCATTTTCTAGAGTATCTAGAACTGTGACAGAAGAATGATAATCTTGTATACAATTAATCAATCCATGAATATATTTATTGGTAGTGGGTAGGATACTTTGTGGAGAAAAAGTATATTCAAGGATCCTAGTGCCGTCGGTTTGTTGGTCGCCACTTTGGAATGTAATTTTCAAGTCGCGTGGTTTAAAGTATGGTTCCATATCTTTACCTTGTAATTTACATTTTTCAAGTTGTAGTACATGATCATTTTTATGTACATGTTTGGAAGTAGGTTGTAATTTGTAGATTGTATAATTATTCCTCAACCATCCACCAATGTGAATAATTTTTTTATGTGGGTTGTCTACAAATAAGTTTAAATCAAAACATACGTCTGGTACTTCAGTTGGGTGTACAAGGCTATGTACTTTTACGTGACTTTCAATACCAAGTGCCTGTTGAACTTGAGTAGCAAGGTGTTTTGACAATGTAAACAAGACACAGCATTTTTCTAAAGAGGCTTTAAACAGGGGGTCATTGAATAATACGGTAGAATTGTAGGAAGAAAAGGTAGTATCAAAGGTGTGATGAATAATGCCACACCACTTTGATTTATAGGGTATTATACTAGAGTATTTGTAGAGTATACTATTCCAATGGAATGTTTTATCGATATAATTATCAAATATAAGATTAGAGTTGTCATCGTGAAAAGAATGTAGGTTATCGAGTACAAAATTCCATCCACTACGATGTACGTTACCGTTGCCACTTTCAGCGGTCAATTTCATATTGAACAAGGGGTAGCCAGGATCTGTAGGTGGTGGTGAATATTTAACTTTGTATTGTTTAATAAAATCGTTCCATATCCATTCAACATCATTTACAAATACAAAAGATGGGGAGAGAATTTTTTCATATATACCATAATGGTAAATGGGTGTAGGATTTTTGGTGATTGCCCAGCAAATAATGGATGCAATATCAAAAGAGAACTGGTGTGTTTCATGAGGAGAGAGTGTTTTTTCAACAAGTAGAGAATGTAGAGATATTTTTTTGCAAGTCAACAGTTGAATTTGTTTTGTGGAAGTAGGTATACCATTTTCGTTGAGGTATTTGGTAACCATACCAATAATATTGTGTATAGAAACATTGCGTGTAATTGGTGGTATATTTTTTGTACAGTCGATTTTATTTTTTACAACAGATATAAATTGATCAAAGTTTTGATTATAACGTGCCTTGTATGTTTGTATCAAGGATGTACATTTGAGCTTGTTGTTCCAAACATTAAAGAATTTGATTAGAAAAGTTTGTGTATCAAATTCCAAGGGTAGAGATTTGTTGTCAGTATTCAATTTGTAAGAGTATTCGTTATATTCAATATCATCTACCAATTCTTTTACTTTGTTGGTGGTAAAAATGGGAATAAAGGGTGTATCAGTAACAATAGAGTACATGACTGAATGAAATCTCATTGTGATGGACATGTCGAGTTGATTTTGGAATATATAAAACATTTCTTGTACGTTAAAAGTTTGTGTAACATTAAAACAATTATTTTTATTTTGTACATGTTGATAGACATCATTATTGATTAAAAAGTCACAATTACCAGGTTTATTTTTGTTGGTATCAAAAGGTATGAGGTAAAGATGAAATGTATTTTTGCTTGTAATTTCGTCGAGTGCGGCGGCTATATTTTTAATAATTTGTGAATAAACTGGACTTTTATAGATGGGTCTTGTTAGAAAAACGCCAATATTGAATTTTTTATTGTCGGTGGGTAAACATAGTATTTTGTGGTTGAAAGGTTCGACGAGTATAGGCAAGTGCATGGAGATGTCTGGTAAGAAATCCACAATTTTTTTACCATAGCATAGATTAAGTATATGTGAATCAAATTTACTTCTACAGTTGATATAATTTATTTTATCGAGTAGTTTAGATTTAATACAATATCCTTTAAAGGGTGTAGCCATAGAGAAGGCTAGTATGGTACCTTTAAATTGTACAAGGTCAATGAATTTTATAATTTTTTCTTCAAAATATTCCAACAACAAGTTGCCTCCAGCCAAGATAATGACATCAATGGCGTCTCCATTTCCGTTGAAGTTACTGTTACCAAGTTCGCTAATATTAGAGTAATAAAAAGTAGAGTTTGGTATACTTCTAGAGACAATTTTCCATATGTAAAGGAATACATCATCACCGAGGTTATTTTCGTTAAAATATCCCAAGATTAGAATATTTTTCATATTAGTTGCAACTTATTAATATTAATATTAAAAAAAATTGCGTTCAACCCTACATTTCTGTTTCCGTATAAATTTATTGGAAAAGTTTTTTTTTGCTTATATAAACTAGTAACTATTTTTCAATGAATTATCATTCAAACATGTCATTTTCTGTCAAGAAGCGTTCTGGAAAGTTGGAGAAGGTTCATTTTGACAAGATAACCACCAGGATTGAGAAATTATGTTATAATCTAGATATGAATTACATAAGTCCAATAGAGGTATGTAGAAAGGTAATTGATGGATTATATTCAGGTATCGAGACTGTAGAGTTGGATAATTTAGCATCTCAAATTTGTGCAATGAAGGGTACAGTTCATCCAGATTACGATATATTGGCAGCAAGAATATTTGTAAGTAATTTACACAAGCAAACTCAAAAGGATTTTTCTAGAGTAGTGAAAGATTTATACAATAATTACTCAGACAAGGGAGATGAAAGAGTACATACACCAATAGTAAACAAGCGTATATACGATGTAGTATGTAAGCATGCAGATGAGTTGAATTCTATGTTTTTGTATGATCGTGATTTTGATTTGACATTTTTTGGTTTAAAGACTTTGGAGCGAGCATATTTGTTGCGCAAGAATAATGTAGTTGTCGAGAGACCTCAGCATTTATTCATGAGGGTAGCAGTAGCAATTCATGGTGAAGATTTGGGAAGGGTGCGTGAAACGTATGAATCAATGTCTGGTAAGTATTTTGTACATGCGACACCTACGTTATTCAATGCCGGTACTATTCGTGAAGGTTTGTCGTCGTGTTTTTTGATTGCAGCAACCAAGGAGGATGATTCAATTGAGAATATTTACAAGTTGTTGAGTGAAGCTGCGGTAATTTCCAAGTATTCGGGTGGCATAGGTATATCAATTCACGATGTAAGAGCCAAAGGTTCATTGATTCATTCAACAAATGGTAAATCAGAAGGTATTATTCCAATGTTGGGAGTGTACAACAAGTCGGCATTATATGTGACTCAAGCAAGTAAACGTCCAGGTTCAATTGCGATATACCTCGAGCCATGGCATAGTGAGATTGAGGCATTTTTAGAATTGAAGGATCCAAATGGTGCTGAAGAGTTTCGTGCAAGAGATTTGTTTTATGCTTTATGGATAAATGATTTGTTTATGTTGCGAGTAAAGAATAACGAAGATTGGAGTTTGATGTGTCCAAACGAGTGTCCAGGTTTATCAGAATTGTATGGAGACGAGTTTAATAAAAAGTATACAGAGTATGAGGCTCAAGGTAAATACAAGAAGAAGATTAAAGCCCAAGATTTGTTTTACAAGATAATGACATCTCAGATTAAGACTGGTGTTCCATACATGTGTTACAAGGATCATGTTAACAAGAAGAATAACCAGTCAAATTTGGGTACAATAAGATCAAGTAATCTTTGTGTTGCACCAGAAACAAGAATATTGACGTCAACTGGGTATCATTGTATAAAAGATCTTGTTGGTACTCGAATAAAAGTATGGAATGGCAGTGAATTTAGTGAAACAATGGTTCAAAAGACAAATGATGATGAAGAATTGATAAAGATTGAATTTTCAAATGGTTCTGTATTGGAGTGTACAAGATATCACAAGTTTTACATTAAAGAGAAAGGTAAAGTAGTAGTAAAAGATGCTCAGGAATTAAAAGAAGATGATAAATTGATAAAATGTGACTATCCTATAGTAGATAGTGTAGATGAATTTGAATATGCATATACATGTGGTTTTTTTTCTGGTGACGGTAAATATAATATAACTAAAGATGAAATGAGACAATGCAAATATAAAAAGAAGAATGGAGATTACTGTATGAGGCATCAAACATTTAATAGTCAAAATGTGGATATGGATGAGAATTATTGCAAGGCTATTGTGAATTGTCAAATACCTATGATAGCACTATATGATGAAAAGAAGGAATTGGTTGATTATATTGAGAAACGTAATAAATTTGACAATAACAACACTACAGTTTGTATGTTACCATTTGATATATCTGAGAAATTTAAAGTACCTATTAATTATAATGTAAATTCAAAATTGAGATTCTTTGAAGGATTGTGTGATTCAGATGGTACATCATTAATATCAGAAAATGATACAACTAGTATACAAATAGGTTCTATCAACAAGACATTTTTGGAAGATGTAAAATTAATGTTGCAGACATTAAGTATAGATCCAAAGGTTCAATCATTATCTTTATTACCAAATGGTAAAGGTGATTTAGAAATGTATAATAGTAAAGAAATATGGAGATTATTATTAACAAGTAGACAAGTATTGGAATTGCAAAAGTTGGGATTTTCACCAAAAAGATTACAATTGAGTAGTATAGTTTCAAGAAATGAAACAAGAAGATGTATAAAGGTAAAGAGTATTGAATACACAGGAAGACGGGATGAAACATTTTGTTTTAATGAACCAATGAAGCACAAGGGTATATTTAATGGTATATTAGCAGGAAATTGTACCGAAATAATGGAATATAGTGATTCTAAAGAGACTGCAGTATGTAATTTGGCATCATTGGGTTTACCAGCATATGTAAAGAAGGGTGTATTTGATTTTAATTTGTTGCATGAAAAGACCAAGATTGTAACAAGAAATTTGGATAATATTATAGATATTACATTTTATCCTGGGGACAAGGCAAAGAATTCAAATTTGAAGCATCGTCCAATTGGAATAGGTATTTCAGGATTGGCTGATGTATTTAGTTTGATGAAGTATCCATTTGATTCGAGTGAGGCAAGACAATTGAACAAGGATATATTTGAGACTATATATCATGGTGCAATGGAGGCATCTTGTGATTTGTCTAAAGAGAGGGGAAGGTATAAATCATATGAAGGTTCTGAAATTTCTAAAGGTTTATTTCAGTGGGATTTGTGGGGTTGTGTAGAACATTCAGGAATGTGGGATTGGGAAAAGTTGCGTCAGGATATATTGGAGAATGGTGTACGAAATTCTCTGGTGACGGCTGTAATGCCAACAGCTTCAACTTCACAAATTCTTGGTAATTCAGAATGCATAGAGCCTTTAAATAGTAACATTTACAAGAGACAGACATTATCAGGGGAGTATCAGTTGGTGAACAAGTATTTACTTCGTGATTTATGTAGAGAAGGTATTTGGTGTGATGATTTAAAGGACAAGATTATAAAGAATAAGGGTAGTGTTCAAGAGGTATATGAAATACCAAAGAGTATAAGAGATTTGTACAAGATTGCTTGGGATATATCACCAAAGGTATTGATTAATTTATCAGCGGATCGTGCGCCGTATGTTGATCAATCTCAATCACTAAATATATTCTTGTCTAGTCCAACATTTGAGACTTTGAGTAAGGTTCACTTTTACGGTTGGGAAAAGGGGTTAAAGACTGGAATGTATTACCTTAGAGCAAGGGCTGCTAGTTCAGCAATTCAATTTTCAGTAAATTCAAGTCAACAAAAGCAAAAAGAAGAAGCAATATTAGTATGTACAAGAGAAGATCAATCTTGTACATCTTGTTCAGCTTAAAATGTATTTGTGTGTGTGGGGTGGGGTGGGTGGTAATTTACAATTAGTATTCTTCAGTAGTAGCAAATGTATCGTTTGGCAAAGCTTGGTCTTCAGTGTAGCCTTCGACAGATTCTTGTTCTTGTTGTTGTTCTGGTTCTAGTTCTAGTTGTTCAACTTGTTTGTGTTGTTGTTCGTGTTGTTGTATTTGTTGGAAATTTTCAAAAAACTTTTTACCATTGAGAGCATTTATAGATGCATAAAAGGTGACGGCAATAAGTAGTGACAATGAAGGATCACGAGAACCAGTCCAAGCAATCAAGAACAAGACAAGGATTTTAAACGGCACATAGTCGAACCATTCTAAAACATAAACAGGTAATTTAGGAGCAATCATACTACTGTATAAGATTAAAACCATTTTCAATACACTCATGACAATAGAATCAGGTTCTCCAGGTCTAGATGTTCCAATAATATTGTTCATAAAGTTGTTGATTGGTGGATTGACAGTGTTTGTAATATTATTGTAGAATTCCATTGTGTTTATTATATGTAATGAAAATAATTTTTTTTTTTTT